GGCAACGCCTCAACAACGTCCACGAAGAAGCCCTGCGCGAGTTCGACAAGGTCCAATCTGCGCTCCGCGACGAGCGGCTGCAATGCCTGCAAGACCGTCGCTTCTACTCCATCGCTGGTGCCCAGTGGGAAGGGCCGCTCGGCAAGCAGTTCGAAAACAAGCCTCGGTTCGAGGTGAACAAGATTATGTTGTCGGTGATTCGCATCATCAACGAATACCGCAACAACCGCATCACGGTCGACTTTGTGTCCAAGGAGGGCAAGGAATACGACCAGCTGGCCGACACCTGCGACGGGTTGTACCGCGCTGACGAGCAGGACTCGGTGGCAGAGGAAGCGTACGACAACGCCTTCGAAGAGGCCGTGGCCGGTGGATTCGGCGCTTGGCGCTTGCGCACCGTGTACGAGAACGAAGAGGACGACGAGGACGAGCGCCAGCGCATCCGCATTGAGCCGATCTTCGATGCCGACAGCTCTGTGTTCTTCGACCTGGACGCCAAGCGCCAAGACAAAGCCGACGCCAAGAAGTGTTGGGTCATCACCGCCATGACCCGTTCGGCCTACGTGGATGAGTGGGGCGACGACCCCGCCAGCTGGCCCAAGACCATTCACCAATACGAGTTCGACTGGCTCACGCCCGACGTTGTGTTCATTGCTGAATACTACAAGGTCGAGGAAACCCGCGAGTCCGTGCACGTGTACCTGACGCTGGAAGGCGAAGAAGAGCGCTACACGGACAGCGACTTCGAGGCCGACGAGATGCTCGAAGAGACGCTGCTCGCCGTGGGCTCCCGCAAGGTGCGCGAAAAACGCGCTCGCCGTCGTCGCGTGCACAAGTACATCATGTCCGGCGGCAAGGTGCTGGAGGACTGCGGCTACATTGCCGGCAAGTGCATCCCGATCGTGCCCGTCTACGGCAAGCGTTGGTTCGTCGACAACGTCGAACGCTGCATGGGCCAAGTGCGGCTCGCCAAGGACACCCAGCGCCTCGCCAACATGCAACGCTCCAAGCTCGGCGAGATCTCCGCCCTGAGCTCCGTCGAGAAGCCTATTCTGACGCCCGAGCAGGTGGCTGGGCACACCGTGATGTGGTCCGAGGACAACATCAAGAACTACCCTTACCTGCTGATCAACCCGATCACCGACATGAACGGCAACACGCAGGCCGCTGGCCCTGTTGCTTACACACGCTCGGCGCAGATTCCTCCGGCGCTCGCAGGGTTGTTGCAGGTGACCGAGCAGGACATGAACGACCTGTTGGGCAACCAGCAAGCCGCCGAGAAGATGGTCAGCAACATCTCGGGCAAGGCCGTCGAGCTGATTCAGAACAAGATCGACATGCAGACATTCATCTACATGTCCAACATGGCCAAGGCCGTGAAGCGCTCCGGCGAGATTTGGTTGTCGATGGCCAAGGACGTGATCGTTGAACCAGGCCGCAAGATGAAGTCCATCGGCGCTCAAGGCGAGATGAGCACGGTCGAGTTGGCCAAGCCCAAGATGAACGAAGAGGGTGAGGTCGAAATGGAAAACGACCTGAGCGAAGCTGAATTCGACGTGGACGTGCAAGTTGGTCCGAGCTCCGGCTCCAAGCGTGCCGCCACGGTGCGTGCGCTGACCGGCATGATGGCCATCACGCAAGACCCCGAGACGATGCAGGTGCTCGGCGCAATGGCAATGATGAACATGGAAGGCGAAGGCATCAGCGAAGCACGCGAGTTCTTCCGTCAGCGCCTCGTGAAGATGGGCGTCATGAAGCCCACTGAGGAAGAAGCCGCCGCCATGGCCGAAGCCGCCGCCAACCAACCCCAAGACCCCAACGCCATCTTCCTGCAGGCCGCTGCCGAGGAAGCCGTCGCCAAGGCCGCGCAAGCCCGAGCAAACTCCGTGCTTACCGTGGCCAAGACTGAAGAAACACGCGCCAAGACGGTCGAAACGCTCTCCAAGGTGGACGCCTCCGCCCAGCAGCAAGCGATCGAAGCCGCGCAGTTCATCGGCCAGAACATGCAGCAAACCCCGCCTCAACCGCAGGAGCTGCAGCCGCAACCGATGGAATGAAAGAATACGGTGTCCACCCAGCCGTCTTTATTGGGTGAGTTTTGAACGAGGTCAACATGAACAAAAAGGCAGATCAGGTCAACGACGACAACGACGACGATGCAGTGGCAGTCTTGGAAGACGACGCCGCAGCTGCCGCCGCGCAGGACGAGAACAATCCGTCCAACGCTGGTGGTGCTGAAGGCTCTGACGACGAGGCCGCAGCAGCTGCAGCCGACGAAGAAGTGGTCGTGACCATTGGTGAGGAAGCGCCGCCTCCCGAAGAAGATGAACAGCACGCCTCCGCCCCTCAGTGGGTTCGCGAGCTGCGCAAGACCAACCGCGAAAAGGACAAGCGCATTCGAGAGCTGGAATCCAAGCTCCAACAATCAGCCCCCGAGCACAATCCGGTGGCCAAGTTGGGCAAGAAGCCAACGCTCGAAGACTACGACTACGACTCAGACAAGTATGAAGATGCTCTGGCTCAGTGGTTCGAGGACAAGCGCAAGGCCGATGAACAAGCCGCCCAAGCCGCTGCTGCCGTGAAAAAGCAGGAAGAGGCGTGGAAGGCTCGGCTGGAGTCGTACGACAAGGCCAAGACCTCCCTGAAGGTCAAGGACTTCGAAGACGCAGAGCTGACCGTACAAGATGTGCTTTCTGTCACGCAACAGGGCATAATTGTGCAAGGTTCTGAAAATCCGGCATTGGTGGTTTACGCGCTCGGCAAGAATCCCAAGAAGGCGCAGGAACTGGCATCTGAAACTGACCCCGTGAAATTTGCTTTCGCGGTAGCGAAACTGGAGACACAATTGAAAGTGACCAACCGCAAAGCACCGCCGCCTCCCGAGAAGACCGTCCACGGCAGTGGTGGAATCTCTGGTGCGGTGGACTCAACCCTCGACCGTCTGCGCGCAGACGCTGAAAAGACCGGCGACTACTCGAAGGTCTTGCAGTACAAGCGACAGAAGAAGGCTTCCAAAGACTGATTCACATTTACAAAGGACACTGAATCATGAGCAATGCATTTTCCAAAGAAGAACGCGTAGCGTTCGAAGACATCCTCGAAGGCTTCCAGGACGCGCTGGTGCTTTCCCGCAACGTCGCGGTGTACAACACCGACCAGACGATGATGGAGCGCACCAACAACACCATCTGGCGTCCCCAGCCCTACATCGCCAACTCGCAGGACTCGACCCCTGGCACTCCGGTGACCTACCAGAACAACACCCAGTTGTCTGTGCCGGCCTCCATCGGGTACAAGAAGACTGTGCCTTGGACGATGAACGCCCTCGAACTGCGCGACGCGCTGCAAGAAGGTCGTCTGGGTGATTCCGCCAAGCAAAAGCTGGCCAGCGACATCAACGTCGCAGTCATGAACGTCGCCGCCGCTCAAGGCACGCTGGTCGTCACCCGCACGACCGCTGCTACCGGCTTCGACGACGTTGCCCAGTGCGAAGCGATCATGAACGAGCAAGGCGTCCCCTCCATGGACCGCTACCTCGCGCTGTCGACTCGCGACTACAACGGCATGGCTGCGAACTTGGCCGGTCGTCAAACGCTGCAAGGCAAGCCCCTGACCGCCTATGAAAAGGCCTACGTCGGCATGGTTGCTTCGTTCGACACCTACAAGCTCGACTACGCCAACCGCCTTGCTGCCGCCGCTGGTGGCACGACGACCATCGACACCACTGGTTCGCAGGTCAACTACACCCCGCAAGCGACCAGCACCGCAGTTGGTGGCCAGATCAACGTCGACAACCGCTACCAGACCATCACCGTGTCCAACTCGGTGGGCGTGGCTGCGGGTGACTGCTTCACGATCGACGGCATCGAGGCTGTGCACCACATCACCAAGGGTTCGACTGGCCAGTTGAAGACCTTCCGCGTGATCAGCGTGCCTGCAGGCGGCACCACACTGGTGATCTCTCCCCCGATCATCGGTGCAACCGGCACCCCCACCGACGCTCAGAAGCAGTACAAGAACGTGGAAGTGACCGCCACCAGCGCCACCGCCGCGATCAACTGGCTGAACATCGACGCCAACTATGCCAACCCCTTCTGGCAAAAGGACGCGATCGAGATTCTGCCTGGCCGCTACGCCGTCCCGAGCGACGCTGGCACCGCAGTGATGCGTGCAAGCACCGATCAGGGCATCGAGCTGGTGATGCAGAAGTGGTACGACATCGACACCATGGTGACCAAGTACCGTCTGGACACCTTGTTCGGCGTCGTGAACAAGCAGCCTGAAATGAGCGGCATCTTGCTGTTCAGCCAGACTCCTTGATGAGTGAGTGAGAGTTGGGGAGGCTTCGGCCTCCCCTCTCAACATACGGCCAACAGCAAGAAAGGACAATGAACATGCCGCTCAAAAAAGGCTATTCCAAGAAAACCGTCTCCGAGAACATCTCCAAGGCTCCCGCCAAAGCGCCAGCCAAGAAAGCGAGCAAGAAATGAAAGGCGCCATCAAATCCACCGCAGTCCGATCGATGCGATCTGAAGAGGCCAAGTGGCAAGCCGAAGACGACGTCCGCACACTGATGCGTGCTCAGGAGATCCAAGCCGACCGCGCTCGCATGGCCCGTGCCGCACAAATCGCCAAGCAAAAAGCCGCTGAAGCATCGCGCATTGCCACCATGGCGTCCAAGGCCAAGCC